CGGATGTCCGTATTTTTTAATCTCATCTATTATTTTAGCGGTTTCTATTGCTAGCTCTTTTTGCAACCGTAGCTGTTTCTTAGTGATACCAAGCTGTATATCACAGTAAGCACATTTACGCCTATCATAGGTCATCGTCTGAAAGAAGTGGTAAAGTATATCACCGTCAGACCAATACATGGGTAGGTGTAGTCCTAGTTTGCATAGTTTCATATACTTACTCCTGATTATTGGTTAGACTGGGCTTCTTAGCAGTATCCATGGTGGCTGACGGTTCAGCTTCAACTAGGCCGGTAACCTGCTCTGGACGTGCATAATCTCCAGACTGCCAAACCCAGTACCTAAAGTCCTCAAGGCTGGGTAGTTTGTTCACGGGTGACTGTAGCTGACGATACTTTCCCGTGGCAACTAGGGCTTGTTGCTCCTTAATATGAACTGCCCACTTTTCACTATTGGCAAGCTGAACAGCCTGTTCATATGCTTTCCAACCCTCTCGTAATATCTCAGCAGGTGTGCCGGTTACTTCTATGTTGCTAATTTTGGCTTTCATGATATACCTTTCTTGATAAATTCTATTTCATCTATCGTGACATATGATTTTCCAGACTTTTTGGCAATATGGATGAGTGAATTAAGTATCATTATCGCCCCTAGTTTTTCAATGGGGTTAAGTGGATTTTTAGGGTTGGCTTTCATGATGGCGCACTCGCTACTAACAGCACAAAGAGCGGTAGCAGGGATGCTAGAGCCATAGTACCAGCTGCGTTAATTTGCATGTGTGTATAGGTAATACCCAGAACTGAGCCGTAGCCTAAAATTAAAGCCGGTAACAATAGCACAACTGCTATCGCTACTGCTGTCTTTTGTAATGTACTCATCTTATTCTCCCTCTGCTTGTAACTGAGCGATACGGTTTTCAATATTGCTGGCATAATCTAATATTCCAGACAGATTTTCTAGCTCATCTATCCTAGCTGCTCGCACCAAACGTCGTTCACGGGCTTGGAGTTCTGCTTTGAAACTTTCCCATGACTCTATAGGACTAGGCTCAACTTGTGCTCCCCTAAACCTAGTTATCCAATCATCCAGTTCAGCATCAGCACCTTGGCTGGGGCTTGGTTGGGGGGTGTTCATACCATAATCCTTTCAATTTCTTCATTGCTGCCGTGTTTCATAACGTGCAGTATCCCAGGGGATTTTAAGTGATTTATTTTGTCTAGTAGATACGGTCGGTAATTAGTTGCTGTCGTATCAACCGTGATGTAGTAATGCTTATATACGTTATGCAGAATGCTTGCGGGTATTCCTCGATTACTCATCCTACGCACCCTCCCCAAGTACTGAGGCTTGGGCGGCATCTTCTAGCTCTTTTGCTTTCAGTTCTATGACGTATACCATGACTTTTTGAGCATTTGCTACGCTTAAATCCATATCAAGTGAAAACTCTAGGTTTACATCACTATTTGAACCACTAATCTTAATATTTCCTGATGTCATCTTATTTCTCCTTATCGTTTAGTACTGAGGCTATGGCTGCGGTACACTTGTCACGGTAGTAGTGCTGCATCCAGACCATCTTTTTGTATGTTGCAACTTTTTTCGGGAACTGTTTTGCGTCTAAGAGTTCATTCATCGTCACGTCAGGCATTGCCGCCAGCAAGCGGTCACGGAGGGCTTTGAGGATTTGGTCGATTGCATCATCGTCTAGTTTCCAGTGGATATGCTTTTCATCAGGCAAATTGAACTCTTGCATGCTTGTAAAATCTAGGGCTTTGAGAGCTTCTCGTAACGTATCGTCGTTCATAGCAAATCCTCTCTGCTAGCATAAACGTAGCAACCCCATCCACCAGCCTCAATCCACTTTCTATACACATGAGTTAGCCATGCTGTGCGATTTTCATAGTCGAGTTGCACTGGGTGCCATGCAAACCACCGACCATATTCGGCAGTTCTATTTGCCAGCGGGTCTTTGTATATCATTTCGTACCTCCACTCCAATATCGTGCGTTCTGACAACTTGCACAGCTACAGTTAGGTCTCATTTCGTACCTCCTTGGGGGTTTAGGGCTGCTTTCTGGCGTAGAGTAGCTCTGAGCTTATTTCTAGCTATTTGTGTAATTTTGGCAGCGTGTTGATTGGCCTCGATAGTTATTTTGGTAGACGCTACTAGAAATGGTTGGTAGTATTCATCGTCTTCACCAATAAGCTCGGCTACATATTGCTGTACCGCAGCGTCTACCGCAGCTTGGTTGTAGAGCTTTTTGTTGGTCATAGGGTCAAGCCAGGTGCCTGCAATGTCGGCATTGGCTATGTGACGGCAGTTATCAGCAACCCGTTTGTCGTAGACTAGTTCTTGTACTGCAAGATTTCGCCAGAATATGAGGGCATCCTTAAACTTAGGCCAATCTACTGACTCAGCTTCTGACTCAAGTTGGTATTTATCGTATATCGTATCGAGCTGTTCATCAGGGGTCATGATTTGTCATCCATAATTGTCTTGGCATAATCGTAAGCACCCGATATTGGCTTGCCTAGCTTTAAGCCTAGGTTCACCAACAAATTGAAACGGTAGGATTGTGTAGGTGTGAGGTTTTCAAAATATGCTTCAGCCTCTTGTAAACTCATAACGTCTCCAATACTTCCTGTAATTTAGTGTCGAGAGCGGTACGGGTTCGGTCTAGGGCGGTGTTGAAGCCTCCAACGTAGGTCGCATCTTGGTCATCAGTTATTGTGTCGTCAAAATAGATATATTTTGCTTTATCAGGCAAGCTCCCCACCATATCCTCATAGACGAGGCGGTAGATGGCTTTGAGTTCAGCAGGCGTAGCTTGGGGTAGGAGCCACCCTAGGGTGTTCGGTTGGGGTTTCATGACTGAACCTTCTTAAACATGTTGGTAGCTACCGACTGATGCTCTCTAATTAGTTGTTTTAACTTTCCCAGCTTCCAGAATGGCATGTTAGAAATATGCACAAGTTTCTCAAATAGACCCAACTCAATGTAAAGTTGTTGTTTGAGATTGTGGTTTTCATCTTTAAGCTCTTCTATCATCTCTTGTACTTTTGGATGAGACAGGGCTAATCTCTCATCAGCAAAGCGCACAATCTGCTCACGGTCTTTATTCCATTTCACTTCTTCTGATATTGCAGACATGACAATTTTACTGTTTGGTGAGAGTTCTGGGGCTAGGGTTGATAGTTTCATGGTATAAACCTCGTTCGCTGGTCAACGCATACCTTATCGCCAATTTGCACATAGTTAGTTGTGGCCTGAGTACCATCAGTAAATGTCGTTAGATAGTGGTCACCATCCCATGCGCTGTGACCCGTGAGGTTACTGCTTTTAACTGTGTTGTATTCAGCGCAATAGCGGCCTAAATCGGGGTATGCTATGGCCCAGATAAAACCATATAGAAGAAATAATCCTATGGGTATAGCCACTATAAATAAAAGCTTGTTCATACTTGCCACCCGTACATTGCGTACCAGAGTCGTTTCATAAAGCTTTTCATTTCAGATACTCCTCTAGGGATGTAGTGGCGTTTCTCTTAGGATTGTTTCTAACTTCATCATGAAACCACTTCCAAAAGATTCCCTCTACTGAATTAGTATATTCACTGTTTACCATGTGACCTTTAGCATCAATAAACTCCAACCAGTACTTATCCATGATTTTATCTCTGAGGGTCATTTCTTCTCCTTGTACTTTCGGAGCAGCTCAGCTGTTTGCCGCACTGCAGTAGCGTTGCTCTGGAATAGAAAACCGATGTAATCCTCTAATACTCTAGTTTCTTCACGACTAACATCGTCTCGTATAAACCCTTTATCTACGAGTAGGTCAACAAGCTTGGTAGCTTGCTGCCGGTACTGATGCTCAATTTCGGTGCTCATACCGTCCCCACTTTCGTTAGTCGATGCTTTTCACAGCTCATCTTTTTCTTACCACAGGGGCAGAGGACTGGTGTAAAGCTCTTGATATTACTAGTGAAAGTCATAAGATAATCTCCCCACAATAGATGCACTTGTTATTAACTGGTGTGTGGTGGCCTTGCCATTTACACCAGTCTTTGGTCATTACTTAACACCTTCGTCCGTAGCGACTGTTTCTATGGCGATCTCTACCTGTCGCTTCTTGTTCCGGCCATTCTTATCGGCGAGCTTATCAAGTAGTACCTTATACGGCTTATCAACGTAGGGTAGGGTAGAGTGCTTGTCTGGGTTATAACCTTTTGAGGCCATGTATTCTCCTTATGAATTATTCAAGTAGACTGCTCAGCTCACAGGTTGACCTAAAACGTAACCATTATATAAATAATGTAACCCCTGTGAACTGAACAGCTTAGTCCTGACTAATGTCTCGTACCGAAGCGCTCGGCATTATTCCAGCCGTCCAAGTCACTAGTCAGGGGCGCTGGTAGAGTATAGGCGTAGCTTTCACCAATTAAGTCCAATCAAGGACACCTTCTAACTACCAGCTTGCATAGCTAACTCCGCTGGTATTACTACCTATAACCAATGTTCCCAGTCGGACAATAGGTATTGCTGTTAGCTATGCTGTTATCTACTCGAATAGTTAATGTACTACCTAAATAGTAGACCAGTGGGGTAAAGTAGTCAACCCATTGACTTTTCACTGAGTCTATGCTAGTATTACATCATGACCACTCAAAACACAGACACCCAACTCAAATACATAACAGTAAACGGGCAATTAGACACCAGCTTCGCTCTAAGCGTCCGTAAAGCTCAAGCCAGTAAGTATGCCAAAGTAGTCCTAAAACGGGCGCTACGGGCTTCTATTGCAGCCACAGGGCAGGGAATCACTGAACTCTCCAAGTGCATTGAACTCAATATGTACGACAACAAACACGGCACACACTTACGCCATGAATACGCCTTACTGAAACAAGCCAAGCGTGATGCAGCTATGCGTGAGCGCTACATGCCGGTTGAACGTACTGAGCGGGGCCGTAACAGCCAAGGTATGTTTATCGCTGCCTAAAGCTCTACGCCGGCAATGTATTTACATCTGTTACATCGTCCGTTTTGGTCTATTTTATGGCCTGTTAGCCGGCAGAGTAGTTTCATCTACTAAAGCTTACCACTCTTCACGCATGATTGAACGTATATTAGCAGGGATATAGTAGCTTCTCGGTTGCTTTGGTTTCACTGGTTGAGTTGGCTTAGCTGCACTAGCTTTGATGATCTTGACGGGGCCATTCCGGTGATCCCCCTTGTAGTTCTTAAATGTGCGCTTCTTCTTCATAACAGGCCAAGTTGATCCGCTTGCTGTTGTTGGACAGCTCTAACTCTCTTGACGTACTTTTCTTGAGGCTTACGACCAGCCCCCTTAGTATGAGCTAACATAGTATCAAGCATCTCTAGTGCCTCTACTCGGTAAACCTTAGCAAGTATGACTGCCTGCCTGTTCTGTTTCTTCTGACGTAGACTTTTGTAGGCAACGTAGCTATCGAGGAATGATTGGCTACTGGACATATCCGCATAACCGGAACCATTAAAAGATGCGAGGCTGAGTAACAACCAGTCTAGGCCTTCTGTTTTAGGTGCTTTGTTGCTCATAGACATGAACTCCCTTACCCGTACTAAGCCTTCGGCTACGGGTTTTATTTAACAGTGGTGGGAATACCCTCCCAGCTCCCCCAGATTCCTGTAATGGGTAAGTGATACGCATTACTTGGATCCTGGCTATACTAGTTTTCCTATATGTCCCTTACGCAGTGTTTGAGTCTGTAGTAAGGTCTGTAGTTAACTTGTAAAAGATGGGTCGCATTAGGTCGGCCAGCAGCACGATTTTTACCCTAGACGCTTTCTGGTTTCTCTAGCACATCGACTAAGATGTTGACATCAGTGTACTACTAGTGGTTAAATGAAGTCAAGTCTTTCACATAAGGCAGAGAAGCATATCGACTAAGCCCCTCCGTAAAACGAGGGGATTTCTCTTTGTAAAGGGGCTTGCAATACATAACCGTTTTGATACTATATCCGAGTAACAGCTGTGAAGTGCTTGGCGCACACAAGGGTTTTCATTTATTTTACCTAACCGAGCCCGTCATCGAGTCCCAAACTGACTCCGGATGACACCACGGACAGAGCCGTTAAGCACGTTGTATCCGTCTGGATACCTGAACACCTATAACTTAGTGGTTGAGCGTTCACCTCAACTGGTCTTACTTCGCCCTCTGACTGTGCCCCCATCGCCAGCCAGGGGGCTCTTTGATTGCTGGCTAGCGTAACCGTAAGGGGCATGATACGATTGGAGCATGATACTGCTGGGCGACAGCCTTCACGAACTCAAGAAGCTTGCTGACAACTCGATTGATGCAGTGGTGACCGATCCACCATATGGCCTGAGCTTTATGGGTAAGCACTGGGATTATGACGTGCCAACAACCGAACTCTGGGCCGAGTGCTTACGGGTACTCAAACCTGGCGGGTACTTACTGAGCTTTGCAGGTACACGGACACAGCACCGTATGGCAGTCCGTATCGAGGATGCAGGCTTTGAGATTAGAGACATGATTGCCTGGGTATACGGCAGTGGCTTTCCGAAGTCATTGAACATCGGTAAGGCTGTGGATAAGTTGCAAGGGAATGAACGAGAGGTAACTGGCAGCAGGGTTACCAAAGATATTAGAAGAAGTGTTGCTAAAGACATAGAAGCAGGTAAGACAGATAGACAAGGTAAGTTTGCCCCAGGTTCTCCAACACAATATATGGAACACCTTGAAACCAAAGGCTCCTCACCCTACGAAGGCTGGGGTACTGCCCTCAAACCTGCCCTAGAACCTATCACCGTCGCTCGTAAGCCTATATCTGAGAAGAACATAGCCCAGAACGTCCTCAAGTGGGGTACTGGTGGGGTTAATATTGACGGATCGAGGGTAGCAACTGAGTTAGACTTTAAGAGCATACCAGCCGGGCCAAGAGGCGGGGCTACTTTCGGTAAGGGTGGTGATTGGAAAAGACAAACTGAAACAGTACAAGTTGCAGGTCGCTTCCCAGCCAACTTCATCCATGACGGTAGTGATGAGGTGCTGGGGTTGTTAGGTGAGCAAGCTCGCTTCTTCTATTGTGCCAAAGCTGGCAAGGCAGAACGGAATAAGGGACTAGAGGGGTTTGATACTCGTAACGTCAATGACGGCCGAACAACATCAATCGACAATGCTTTCCAACGTGGTGATACACCAAGGGCCAACGTCCACCCAACAGTAAAACCAATCAAACTCATGCAATACCTAGTAAAGCTAGTAACACCAACCGGCGGTACTGTGCTCGATCCGTTCAACGGCTCAGGAACTACAGGCATAGCTTGTAAGCTTGAGGGTTTTGACTATATTGGTATTGAACTTGAAGCTGAGTATGTTGAGATTAGTAACGCTCGGATAGCGGCCCACGGTATACAGCAGCTTCCACCAGAGAAACCAGAGCCAGGTGTACCACCCGTAACGCTTGAGGCGATTACTAAGCCAACACAGGGGAGTCTGTTCTAATGAGTTTCAGCTACATAAAGTTTCGAGACGGACATAGAAAATCTATTGACGTTGAGCGAGCCCACAAGCTTAGGGCAGCTATGAAGCCTGGTGCTGTGCTCACACCAGAGCAGGCGGCATTTATCAAAACAATTGAACATGTGTACATCACGAGCAAGTTCACCGGCCAACCCAAAGCGCCGGATTATTTTCTAAAATAGGGGATCACTATGGCAGGCACTCGACAAGGTTCGCTAAAGTTTATGGCAACACGCCTCAAAGAAGATCCTGACTTTTATGCTCGGATCGGCTCACTCGGCGGCAAGAAAAGCAAACGGCACTTATCGCATGAAACCGCCGTGCTACTTGGCAAAAGTGGAGGTCGTACCCCGCACAATCCAGTCGAAGCAGAGAAACGCCGCCAGGAGCGAGCCGAAGCCCGCAAAGCCCTGATGGTGCAGTTAGCAGCTGAAAAGCGTTCCTAGGGGCTTATTTACGCCCACACAGGGCACAAACCCTGTCTTTGTTCTGGTCAGTCGTCATTACCGAGCGGTGCTGGCAGTAGCGGATACAATTCTCATAGTTCTCACGCTTCCAGTCTTCAATCAGCTTGAAGATGTCTTTGATCTGACGGCGGTTGGCGTTGGTTTGTTCGATGATGCGATCTAGGGTGTTCATGGTATTTTCCTTGTTTATAGCTCGTATTGTACTCGTCATGTACTGTATTGTCAATGGGTTGTGTTGTATGCGTCTATGGTGTATATTAAATACATTAACAATTTGACTAGCTAAATCTAGTAACAAGCCTAAGACTACAACCGTGGCTCAGTGGACGTCCGCAGAGTACCGTTCCGCTTGTTACTAGAACCATAGCTGGCGGTAAGAGTTTGAGGGTAACTAGCTAGCACTGCCCAAAGCTTCTAAACTGCTTTTGCCGCTGGCTATGGCTAGTCAAATATAAGTAAGGAGCCCTATGGCAGAAACCCCCAAACGAGACCGCAGCAACGAGACCTTTTTATACATTAGCCCAGCCCACAAGCTGAAGCTCAAAGCCTACACTGAGAAAACCAAGCGGACGATGCGGGCTGAAACTGAGTTGTGGATAGACGGATTAAAGGTTAAATAGATGAATCTGTATTTGCTCACAAGAACTGATAACGTTGGTTATGACGAGTTTGATTCTTTTGTTATAGCAGCTAATACCGAGGAAGAAGCTTTGGCGCTTAAAAGACCTGAACCAGATGACAACTATCCTACTTGGGCACAAGATAAGGATGTTGAGGTTAAGCTTATTGGAACTACTACTGAATATACCGAACCAACAGATATATTAGGTAGCTTTAATGCTGGTTAATAATGTACTTGACGTGTACATTACAGTAGAGTACTATAGACAGTAGAGATCAACCGAGGGGACGAACAGCAACAAACAGCTGCCCCCAACCGATCCTCCCCTAAGTATTAACCAAGGAGATCACCATGAACGATTGCCCAGGATGCGGAGACGGAAACTACAAGTATTGCTACATCTGTGGCACACCAGCCCCAGAAGAACGGGATGACCTCTAACATGGACGATACCTGCATATTCTGTGGCGCAAGCCCGATGACCGTAAACTGCAACAACGCCGGATGTGACGTATGAACTACGAAGTAACGTACACCACCGTCACCGGCCAGTACAGCCTACCTAGCCGGACACTCGCTGAAGCTAAGGCAGACGTTAAGCGCCTCAAAGACCTGAACAAGCAGCCATACCACTTGGCAACAGGCATCAAGATCGTCAAACTCGGCTAGACTTACAAGCCCGATACCAAAACCTAAAAAATAAACTATTATTTCTAAGGAGGGTATCATGGCCGTAGTGAACAAGGTCACAAGCACACTGTTTTTACACTTAAAGAGCGAATTAGAGTATGTCGATCCCATAACGGTAGCAATGGCAAACCACCTGAGTCTCAAGACAATCCTGATGGTGAAGGGCAGTGCCAACTACCAAGACTACCTAGATCAAAAATCAGCCCAGCATCCAAAGTCTACCAAGCCACCACTAGCTGCTAGACTCGACATCATCGAACTACAGCTAAAAGAAATACTAACCTTATTACGAGAACCGAGACTGTTATGAGCAAACTAGATGAACTTGCAACCGAAACAAAGTGTAATTTTCACTTAGAGTTCAATCCCCACAAATCCTACTATGAAGAAGCCAAGGTCTACATAACTGGTATGGGTAATGGTGATGGCTTCTATGATGAGGTAGGAGACATAGATTATGCTAAGGACATCTGGACTATACAGGTGTATCCACGCACACCTATTGGCTTTATTGCCGCAGTATCAAACAATGTTGATAAGCTCATTGACTGGGCTATAGAAGGGGCTAAGGCTTACTAGTATGAATTACACCGCAGACGAATTAGAAGATGAACAAGGGACATTCGAGAGCGTGTTCAAGGAGGTCTATGGTGAGTGATACTTTAGATGACAAGCTGAGGGAGATACTAGATAACCATGAACGCTTAGTATTTGAGTCAACTGACATGGCTATAGCCCAGATCAAACAAGCATTTGCTGATGCGGGGTATCCAGTAAGCACACACTTAGAAGAAGAACCAAAAAAAGTGCGTCTGACGTTTAGCAACGGTAACAGGGTTGAGTACATGACTGGCCAAGAATGGTACAACAGGTTCGAGAAAGCCCTAGAAGATGAACTTTACGGCGTTGAGTTCTACCCAGACCAAGCGAGACAAGCAGCCCGAAAGGCAGCAAACCTATGAACGGCTACATGAAGTTATGGCTCTGTGCGGCATTAGTTATTATCATAACCGTGATAAGCTGGATAGTACGATGAAACTATTTAAGTTCAGACCTAAGACCCCAGATGTATCTGAGATAACGCAGTACACCAACGACCTAGAGACACTCAGTATCATGCGTGACAAAGCAGAGAAGAACGGTAACTTTGATGAGGCAGCCCTGCACAGTGAGACGATTAAGATCATGCAACTCTGTCTACAATTCTTACTGGAGCGGAAATAAGATGCTCTACAAAGGTGTCAAAGTCAAGCTTACTGCTTCTAGTTGGGCTGCCGAGATTAACGGTAAATATTATGGTATCTCAACTATGATTAAAGCACCTGGCACGGCTAGTATGTTACGAAATAATGCTAAGGCCACTATTGACCAACTCCTAGCCCAAAACTAACCACGAGCGCTATACTGGCGCTATGACCACAAAACAAAGACGGATTGCTAAGGAGCTGCAAGAAGCGAGCAAGTGTCACGGCCGGAACAATCGCTATCTCAACAATCCCGTGATGAAAGCAGCCCTCATCGAGACCATAGCCCAGCTGCAGAGTGAACGAGAGACTGACCCCCATCGGGTGTATAACTGGTCGCCGAAGAAAGTTGTAGACAAATTGTAGGACTGTGCTATCATAAGCGTATTAACCGTAAGTGAAATGGAACAGAGGAAGTACCTTACTCCAATGAGCGACAAATCTCTTAAGAAACCAAAATTGACAGTAACACAAGCCAAGGTAGTTAAGGCTAAGATCAAGGCAGAGCTAACAGATACGCCAATAGGTAAACTAGCCCAAGAAGTATTTCCAAATGCTACACCAGAGAGTGCTAGAGTCATGGTGCATCAGAACTTACAAAACATTACAGTTCAACAAGCTTTACAAGAGGCGCTAGCTAAATATGACCTCACTACAGACCGATTGGCTAACGTGGTTGATGAGGCTATGAGTGCTACTAAGACCGTGATTATTGGTAAGGACGAGCAAGCTTTTGCTGATGAAGTACCTGATCATGGTATTAGACTCAAAGCAGCAGGTATGGCAGCAAACTGGATGGGAATAGGCAAGGGACAAGAGGGTGGTACGACCAACTTCAACTTTGTGAACGTATCTAAGACAGATCAGAATGACTACAGTCTATAAGCCCTATAAAGACCTAATCAGTCTGCAGAACACCGAGAAGCCAATAGACACTAAGTTCAACTGGCAAGGCTACTCTCGCTTTATGAATGACCGCTTTACTATCGTCAACAAAGATAAGGAAGAAGTAGCATTCACGCAGCAACCAGCTCAGGATGACTTCTTGTATCACATGAGCCTGTACTACCAGATTATTATATTGAAAGCTCGGAAAATGGGCTTTAGTAGTACTAGTCTAGGTGTCGCAGCTGCTAAGTTCCTCACTGGCCGCAATGAGAACTGTGTCTCAATGAGCTTCGATGCTGATGCAAGTGTTAAACAACTAGCCAGAGCTAAGCAGTTTATTAAGAGTTATGAGCGAGCTACTGGCACGAAGATACCATTCAAATACAACCGGCAGAATGCTATGGTGTTTGAGGGTACAGATCCGGAGACCGGTGAGACCTGGACGAACACACTGCGCGTTGGTACTGCTAAGAGTTCAAGCTTTGGTCGTGGTGATGACATTACGTTCTTACACCTGACTGAGGTAGCCTTCTGTGATGATATACCAACCTTACTGTCTGGTGTAGGTGAAGCGTTGATCCGTGGTAGCCATATGATCTTTGAGACTACTGCTAATGGGTTTAACAGCTATAAGCAGTTTTGGGATGAAACAATGCGTAATAATACGGGCTTTGCTGGTCTATTCTACACACCTGACTGGGAGTATGACGCTGAGTACCTCGCCGCTCGTGAGAAGCGTCTCGGTCGCCTGTACATGCAAGAATACCCGTCTACACCACAGCAAGCGTTCCTGACTAGTGGTATGCCGTACTTTGACCCTGAAGCTATGGAGCGCTACCTGACTATGATTAAGGAACCAATGTATGTTTAACAAAGACATGTTCCGTCAGTACCGTAACTTCGTACCTGGTGAGTTTATTATCTGCTACGTTGATACCGCTGGTGAGGGGCAGGACTACAACGCCGGACACTTCTTATCTAAGACTCGCCTCGATATCCCGATGGTGCTGCACTATGAGGGATCAATCACTGATGTTACACCAGTACTCAAGGATGCACTCGAACTGATTAAGAAGCAGACAGGTGTCAATCCAGTCGTCGCCTATGAGACCAACAATGGCGGCAGCTATGAGCTAGAGCGTCTGTCACGGCTCAACAAGCTACAGAGCTACACCATGTACTACCAGTACAAGCTCAACCCTGAAGGCAGACTGGAGCGCACGGACAAGCTGGGCTACAGTACCAACGCTGCAACTCGTGGCCCGATGCTGATTGGCTTACAGGATATGATTAACGGTAACCTGGTGACGATCTATGACAAGCTGACCGTTGATGAGATGTTTAGCTTCGTCAAGCATAAGACACCGAGCGGCTGGCGAGCTGAAGCTGAGATGGGCAGTCACGATGACTTGATTATGGCACTAGCTGGAGCTTGGCAGCTGTACCAGACTGAGAGCAAACCACTGAACGAGTATGAAGATACGCAGCAATACCAACAAGTAACATCGTTTGCTATCTAATGAAGAAATTAACACTCGCCATAGACTTCGATGGTGTCCTGCACGATAAAGCTCACCCCCTAGAGGGTAAGAAGATGGGCGCACCAATGCCAGGCGCTCAGGCTGCAATGGATGAGCTGTACCAGGCTAAGCACAAGATCATCATCTTCACGACTATGGCAACGACACCAGGCGGTAAACAAGCGGTTGAGGATTGGCTCGACTGGTATGACTTTGACTACCATGAGGTGACCGCTATCAAACCTAATGCCGATCTGTTTTTGGATGACCGCGCAGTGAGATTTACTGACTGGACAAGCGCTATCCTTGAGCTCAAGTCAATGGGTGTTGAGGTGGCAGATTAACACCATGTATGACGTTGTACTGCTGACTGAGTGTCAGAAAATGCGGGATTTAATAAAGCAAGTTAATGATTTAACATCACAGGAGAAGAATATGCGCGCGGAAGATTATATGGACATGGACAGCGCCCGAAACAAAGCTATCCAACAACTAGCAGAGATATGTGCAGCAATGGGGCTCAACTGGGTAGCTAACGATACTGAGTTTATGATTGAGCTCCCGAAGTACGTTGCAATGAAAGCTACCGCTCAAGTTGAGTTCACGCCCCCACAGACCCGTCGTAAAACGTTTGATATCACAACCTGGGGTGAGCCTGGGCCAATTGAAGGTTTGCCTGATGACATGCAACTACCTGACTACGGTGAGATACTTGAAGAAGGTCAACCTCCGAAAGGTGATGTCGATGCTGAAGCCTAACCCCTTCATCACAACTAACGAAGAACGCATCAGACTAGACTTAGCTCGTGACGCAGTAATCTACAAGCCAACTGACCTGATTACTGGCCGCGAGTGGTATGACCGTTTCATGTATGAGCTGAGCAGTGATACCTCGATCCCCTCACACTTATACCAACTCATGTCATTCAAAGCCCAAGAAGCAACCGGATTAAAGCCAAGGAGATCACGCTATGAGCAATAACCCCTACGGTATGACCTCACGCGAAGCAGCAGCACTATACCTCAGTGACGGCTACACTGACGATGCTGAACTAGCGAGCATGCTGGATGCAGCTAAGAAGCAACCAGAGCTCCTGATGCCACGCGGAGTACTACCTCAGAAAGACTACCAACCACCAGCACTCACCATAGAGGATGCTGACAACGAAGAACGCATTAGACTGCGCAACGCCATTGGCTTTGATGTTGAAGTGAAGATTGACCCGATCAAGAACCGTGCCACGCTCAAGGACACTGAGCTCAAGCTCTACACCCGCTGTACCCTGAGTGATGATGCGGATGAGGCAGCAGCGGCTATGTCTAAGGCAATGATCCGACTAAAAACTAAACACGATGCAAAGGTGGCAACACTATGATCGAGTCAGTTACTGGTATGCACTACGGACGAGTGGTCAGTGAGACTGTTTATAAGGCAGGCTTACCAGTCAGTGAGAAGCAAACAACGATTGAGATCATCAAGACACCTGACCGCAAAGCACTACTCGATACCATCTTCGACCAGCTCAAGCGATTGGCCGATGAAGATAGTATTGTGTTTGAAATCTTTGCCGCTCCGCATAGCCATGAACCCTGTCGGATAGAGGTGACAACTAAAACACGCTTGCTATAAGCATAAGTGATGTGTTAAATATAATACTAACTAGGACAGAGGAAGCACCTTACCCTATTTCAAATCTGGAAACAAAACATTGCAATTTCTTGAACCGGAAGACCTGGGCTCCTCTTATCAAGCAGCGCAACTCAATGCTCGTCGTAACTGGTTAAAGTACGATGAGTATGAGCGCTTAGCCAACAACGACGTTCGTACTGACTTACCAAGCAACATGCCAAAAGTGAATGATGGTTCACTGGCTGCAACGCTGCGTAAAGTTCCAAAGCGTATCATGGCCCAACCAATGAGCGGTAAGATCAAAGCTACTGACCGTGATGAGGACTGGGTAGCCAAGCTCGCGACTATTATCTTAGAGGAAATTATCGTACCCAACGCGAACACTGATGCACCGTTCCTCAGTAAGTGGCAGACTGCTCTCAAGAACGCCCTGATCTACGGCGCACAACCGATCTACACCTTCTTCACCCAACACGGCACATACACCGGCGCTGATATGAGCGTTCCGTATGTCAAGAACGTCTACCTTGAGCCTGGTAAGATCAGTGACCTGGCAAGCGATTTCATCTTCATGGACAGCTACTACACTAAGCTACAGGCCAAGCGCTTAGTTGAGAAAGCTCAAGAGGATGCGAAGTCAGTTGAAAAGGGTGACCTCAAAGAAGAAGATACCGTCTGGGATGCCGTCAAGCTCAAAGCCTGGTTAGATGCTGGCCCAGCCGGTAAAGATGCCCAGAGTATGAACCGCAAAGAGCGGGTAGGTGAGAACCGTGACGAAAAGGGTCTATTCAAGCTTGTCACCTGTTTCAACCGTGGTTATGAAGCACCCTTCTACACGTTTGCCCCAAGCATCTCTGACGCTGTTGTGGGTGAGCAAAAGAACACCAACCCAACCGGCGACATCCCGATTATCTACTTATATGCTGACGAAGACTTAATCAACCCCTACGGTACTGGTCTGGTGCAGATGGCTGGTGCTACCCAGAACGTGCTTGATAACTTAACCCAGACTGACGTACTCGCGACCCAGATTGGTAACCAGCCACCGATTGATATTGCCGGTGATCGTAGCACAACAAACCTCAAGAGCATGGTCTACAGTCCTAACGCGTTCTGGTTTACGGGTAATGCCAAAGTCACCCCAGTCCAAGCTGTCAACCCGAACATGTACAACGCGATGCCTGGTCGCTTCAGTCTCTACCGCTCACAGCTCCAGTTCCAGACTGGCACGATGGACAACACCATTCCAGCTGAAGATGGCGCTACGGGTATGAGTAAGACCACCGCCGGTGTTCATGCCAACCAAGCCAACATGGACGCTGACGATAACTTCATCTTGCAACGCGTTGGTGATGCGTATGGTCGCGCCATTAAGTCCATGATCAATATCCACATGAACAACATGGAAGGCACCGAGCTGATCAAGCTAGAGGGCTCACAGATCGAACTGATGGCTACGACTGAACTCGTACCAACTGATGAGAATGGCGAACCAATGGTCAACGCCATTGAAGTTGTTTGGGATAACGTGCGCGGTAGCTTCGACTTCAACGTTGACCCAATGAGCAGCCTCAAGATTAACGATGCTGAACAAGCGGCCAACTTACACGAAGCTATTAGTAGTATCACCCCAGCAGTGAGTTACTACATGAGCCAGGACGGGTACCGCTTTAACTTAGGTGAAGCCTACCACAGCTTGCTGACCACCATGAAGCTAGAGAACCTCGACAAGATAATTACCAAGATGACACCTGAAGAGAAACAGGAAGCTCAGAACGCTCCATTCCCAATCATCGATCCTCCACAACTGCGCTACGCGCTGGCTGATCTGCCTCCTGAAGCTGTACCAGCTGCACTGGCTAACGCTGGTATTAACTTTGACGCGTCTCACATGTCAATGCCGTGGAAAGACCAAGCCCAGATGCAGAAGGCTGATGCCGTGACACTCTCAGCTCAGTCTGATAGCCTACGCGCTCATGCTGAAGTTACGGGCAAGCAAGCTGACCTGCTCAACCAAGTGGGCGCACCTGCTGACCCAACTGCGACTGGCCAACCTGACCCAACCCAACCACAAGGCTACAACCCAACCGCCAAGCCAGGACAAGCTACCAGTACCACTGGCCAACCACAGCCACCACAGACGCTGCCTGACATGCAACAAGGCTCACAGCCTGCAGCACAGACCCCACAAGCCGCTCAAGCAGCAACAGGCGCACCTGCTGGTCTCACGCCACAAAACTACAGCCCGTATGCTAGCGAGATGATCCATACGCCTATGCCGCCTAGTCAGCCGCCGATGCACCCGAACCCTGAACAGCGCATCTTAGAGATTAAAGAAGAATACCGCGTCGATGAAAAGACCGCGTTAGGTATCATGGCGGCTGAAGATCATGGCGTTGATCCTATGCAGTATTTAGAGTTTATCGGTCACACTAGCGGGGCTGCGGTATGAGCCAAGCTTTTGACTACCTAAACACTGGCAATACTGGACAGACCTTTGGTAACGAAGAAGTACCACAGGTTGTTGATGAGGCAATTGAAGAACAACGTCTGGAGCTCGCCCAGCTATTACCAAGCGTACAAGCTATTCTCGACACCATTGACGCTGAGATAAACGCTATATGTGACATCCGTGCCTATGTTAAGACACTAGGCGCTCGCCCAACCGCTGCTGATATTAAAGCTGAGTATGCTGCCCGTGAGCTATTCATTGGCATGGCTGACCGCCTCAAGACTAACATTGCCAATAAAGTATCTGATGTGGAGCGCTCATTATGAGACAGAAACTACTCACCAATCCATTCCTGATGTTCATCAAGCGTGATGTGCATGCCCTTGAATACAATGCCTCAACTCAGTATCGCTTCAACCAAGCCTGGGCATGGTTTTGGTTTGCGACTCCC